TCAAGCTCAATAAAATCAAGCGCATATTGACGAGGGTCTTTAATAACCTCATTTATATTTGTCTGAGGAATGTCTACATCAATATCATTAAGACGTTGGAGTTTGGTTAAGAAGTCTGTTAAAAACTGATCGTTCTTCCCCTTCTGTTCCTTGACCTTCGGCATTTGCCTCCTTGTTCTCGTTTACAAGTTTCTCTGCCTCACCTTCTGTTAAGTGCTTGTTGTATTTTAACATCAGGTCTTTTTGTGTAATCAAATTATTGCTCAACATAAATGTATCCACGGCTATCTGGTCTTGTGCGCTCATTGGATAGTCTGGCTCGTTAAATCTCAGACCCATTTCCTCTGGCAACTTGATGCCGTTAGCCTCTGCTATTACTTTTTCAACAGAATATAATTCACGCTCATACAGCTCCCACAATTCCACATCGTCCTGATAATCCTCAAAGCGCTCTAAGTCTTTTATTTTCAATGCGATACCACTTGAGGGTCTGTCTGATTTTCCATCTTCTGCAAATGTTATCCACAGATGATTATTTTGGGCCGTCAGGTCAAGGATTGCTTTTACAAGGTCGATGGCGTCCCTTACGTTGGCCTGTGGAGATTTGATGTCCATTTTGGCTGGCTCAGGTATGACCATTATTTCTGAAGACCCTGCACGCATTATTTTCTCTTCCTCATACATACCCTCTATCACATATTGACCAAACATTTGAAAACGCATGCCCAATGCGGCCTCTGTTAGCAGTATATTGATCTGCTCATTAGCGGCACAGATATCGTATGCACCTGTTACAAAGAACTCGTTTAAATGATGTTCTCTGTGCGTGAATACAAATGGAATGATGCCATAATTATGCACCTGTTCAAATATGATATTCCCATCTTCATCGTATATCAAATATTGCTTGTCATCCCAATAGCAGTAATTCAATTTTTTAGTATCGGAAACATCATGGACGTTTTGCACCATTGGATAAGTAATGGCATACGGCACAAATGGGTCTTGGTCAAAATAAGCATCGAAATAATAAACAGGATTATAATTAAAATGAGGCTCAGGGTACTGTTTAAACACCACCTGTGTGGCAATAGTTCCAATTAATCTGGTCATTTTTTCCATGTGTTTCATCTTGTGCGGCTTTTTCATGGTCATGCTGTCGTAGGTTTTATTGACATTTCGCGTAGCGCCCAAAGTATATATCCTGCTCATTCTGTCAATCATTCTGCGTGTGACGTTGAACTCTGAAACCGGAATCTCCCTGAAAGCGTCTGCACTAAACCTGTCCTCTATATACTGCGCTGTGTTGTCGCCTGCATAATAGTCCAGTAGTTTATAAATGGCGTTACGCCTATCCTGTGCATATAGCATCTTTTGATCTTTCAAGGATTCCTGAATCAATATTTGTGCTGTTTCGATCATATCTTTTCAACCCTGTATTTTTGCTTTCTAATAGGGAACCTTCCACAAATACCATACCTCAGAGCATCTACTCCGTGATCATGGTACCCATCTTTCAAAGGCTCATTTTTTAGATTGCTGTTCTCTTTGTGCTCTGGGTAGCGATAGCTCTCAAGGTCTTCCACTATCCCGGTGCATTTATGGTCGATATGCAGTCTAATATCTCCGCTGGCTGTCATCATGTACTGCCTGACATGACTGATTCCAGAGGAAATAGACCTGCTGTATCTGTCCCTTCTACTAATCACAGGCCACCCTGTGATCTGTCTGAATAGATCTGCCTCTCCCATCCCTACAGAAGACTGCATCTGATATCCGGCTGGGTCGCCGAACACTCTTGCTATTCTATATTGTTTGGCCTGTATGGCCTCGCATAATTTAGATATTTTTAAATTCTTTTCGTGTAATATCTCATCAATTATAAATATATGGTCATCGCCCTTGTTCCCAAGTTTGCCTGTCTGAAAGAAAACA